AATGAGAGTGGCCACATCATGTACCGCCACTACCACCAAACCAAACTCGCAGAGGTCATCCGCAAGCACATCAAATTGGCTGACTGGGTAACTTGTACCACCGAGCATCTTGCCTCTCGCATACGGCCTCTAAATGCCAATGTGAGCATTCTACAAAACGAACCCTACGAAGCGTATCAGCAATTTATCCCAAACCCCGAAGAAGAACCCGACAAACACCTCGTCAAGTTCGGTTGGTTCGGGGGGGCGCAGCATGGAGAGGACATGGAACTGCTCCGTGAGGGTATGCAGAAGTTACGCTGGGACGCAAACTTGGATGGCAAGTACAGGCTCTACCTCGGAGGTTGGAACGACAACAACCCCGTGTACGAAGGATACGAGAAGATCATCAGCGACCAAGGCAACAACCCGAACTACGGACGCATTCAGGCTGCTGACATCTACTCGTATGTGGGAGGCTACAACTTCGTGAACGTAACTCTTGCACCGCTTCGGGACACCAAGTTCAACAAACTGAAATCCGAGTTGAAGGTCGTCGAGGCAGGGTGGATGAACAAGGCCATCATTGCAAGCGAAACCATCCCCTATACCGATGTCATCAAGCACGGGGAGAACGGCTTTCTCGTTCCTTACAACAAACCCAAGGACTGGTACAAGTATATCAAGCAGTTAATCCTTGACCCCGACCTGCGCAAAGGCTTGGCTGACAACCTAACGAGGGACATCAAAAAGCGGTTCAACGTGGCTGAAACCGCCAAGAAACGAGCCGAACTATACAGGCAGATTGGGCGCAAATTGTGAAATTCGGGGGCATCGCACATTTACAAGCAGATGCTTTACCTGAACCCTGACACGACCAACACCCTGACGGTTACTTGGACCGAGCGTTCCAGCACGGGCGACCGCTACATCTTGCGCCTCACGAGCATTGCAAAGAACACGACAACGGACTACACCCTGCTGAAATCTGCAAACCTGTCATCTTATACCAACCGCTATGACCAATTTTCGATTGCCGTGGGGTCGCTTGAAACGGGTTCCTATAAGTATGAGGTGTACGATACCAATAGCACGGTTACCGCTGCTTTGGCGGTCGTTGAAACGGGCTTGGCATTTCTACAAACCGCAACGATAGGCTTCAACACCTACGCCAATTCAATCAATTACAGCGTCTATGCCGGGGGCATATTCGACCCAACTTTTGACCAAACATTCAACTAATGAGCGTACAAACACGAAGCGAACTCCAAGCGAGTGCATTAACCATCACCAACGAAACTGCTGCCGGGGCCAACACCGCATCCCGTGTAGGCGGTCTATTCGACGACCTTGCAGACACCGCAACGCTTGACATCGAGCGTGGCTATGCTTCGGTTGCTACGACTACTGATAGGTCATTTGTAACGACCAATAATACTCCTGCCAAATTACTGATTCAAACAGGCAACAACATTCTATCAACCAACAACTTTTCGAGAGTTGCAACAATTGCGGGGCCATCAATCACCTACACGGGGACGCTATCCGCTGCAATTAGGGTGAGTGCAAATCTAACTTTTGCGGGGGCAAATAACGATGATTACGTTTGGGCTATTTACAAAAATGACGTACAAATCGGCTCATCTGAAGCAAGAGTTACTTTGAGCCATACGGAAGGCCATCAAGTAGTTTTGGAAACCTTTTTAATAGCAAATACCAATGATGAATTTTCAATCTATGTAACTTCAATTGATGGTGTTAGGACGATTAACATCTCATCCATCAGTTTTAATGCTCACACGCTATGAGTAATAAATCTACTCAACACTTCACTCAATGGTTGGGGATAGAGCATAAGGTCCCCGTGATGCTGGAAAATCGCTCCGGCAAATACATCACCTACGGCTTTGCGAATGAATACCCTTACTACCTCCTTGACAACTATCGCAGGTCGTCCAAGCACAACGCTATCGTCAACGGCAAGGTCAACTACATCATGGGCGGAGGATGGCAGGCAGGCGACAACCTGACCGTTGAGCAAGAGGCCCGATTCATCAAGTTCTTCGACGGACTTTCCAGCACCGAGGACTTAAACGACATCACCGAGAAACTGGTCCTTGACTTGGAGTTATTCAACGGCTTTGCGGTTGCGGTTACTTGGTCCAAACTTGGCACGATTGCGAAGATGGAGCATATTCCCTTTGAGAAAATCCGTGTTGACAAGGAGGAGAAGATGTTTCAAGTCGCTGATTGGTACAACGACGATATGATGCAGTTGTTCCCCAAAGTCGGGGACATCGAGAAAATCCCGGCATTCGACCCGGAGAATCGCCTCGGTAAGCAGTTGTTTTATTACAGGGTCTATGCAGCAGGCGTGAAGCACTACCCGCTCCCCGAATACATCGGAGGGAATGCGTGGATTGAGGCAGACGTGCAAGTGGCGAACTTCCACAACAACAACCTTCGCAACAACTTTTGGGGCGGTTACTTGATAAACTTCAACAACGGGATTCCAACTCCTGAAGAGCAGGGCGACATTGAGAGGCAAATCAAACGAAAGTTTTCAGGAACCGACAACGCTGGCCGCTTCGTCGTAACCTTCAACGACGATGCAGCCAAGGCCCCGACACTTGAACCGCTCACTCCGAGCGACATGGATAAGCAGTTCGAGATACTGAACAAAGCCATTCAGCAGGAGATATTCATCGCCCACCGTGTAACCAACCCCATGCTATTCGGAGTCAAGACCGAAGGCCAATTGGGTGGACGCAACGAATTGGTCGAGGCCTACGAACTATTCAAGGCGACCTACGTCAATGACCGGGTCCGCAAAGTGGAGCGGATGATTAACTACCTCGGCTCCTTCAATGGCGTTGAGGGTATGGAACTTATCCCCGTTGAACCGATTACCGAGCGACTAAGCGAACAAGCCCTCTTGCAGATAATGACCCAAGACGAACTGCGTGAGAAAGCAGGTCTACAACCGCTTGAGAAACCTGCTGACGTGGTTGGACCTAACCCCCAACCCGACGAGCAACCGCAAGCCGTGGAAGCATTGCAGAGCAACGACAACATCAAGAAGTTGTCAGGCCGTGAGTACCAAAACCTGATGCGAATCGTGCGTCAGTATATGCAAGAGAAAATCACCTTGGAGATGGCTCGGACCATGTTGTCAGCAGGCTTTGGGCTATCAGCCCAAGAGATTGACACGATGCTGGGCGTTCAGTCCCAAGAGTTCAGCGAGCCTCAATGGGGCCAAGAAGACGACGAAGATTACGGATGGGGCGATGAAGAATTCAAAGTCTTGGAGGTCGTTGCAAGCAAGTTCGGATGCCATGCAGACGACTACCATGTCATGCACTCAAAGCCGATGCGGTTTGACACCAACATAGACGAAAACATCCGCTTGGCCTTTGCCGAATTGGGCGAGGAGGAGAAAGAGTTGGACTTAAAGATTGAGGCGTATCGGAAAAAGAACCGGGATGCCAGCGTTGAAGAAATGGCCAAGGAGTTCGGGGTCAGCAAGGCCAAGGTCGCCAAGCGAGTCGCTTACCTAATCACCAAAGACCGCTACCCAATCAGCAGGGCGGTGGACAAGATTGCCGAGCAGAACCTGCCCAAGAACGTGAAGGAAGTTGCCGAGCCAGTCTTGGAGGTGCGTTACAAGTACGCATGGGCCACAGGGTTCAGCAACAAGGACAAAGGCTCCAGCCGTGAGTTCTGCAAAGTGATGCTTGACTTAGCCGGGCAAGGCAAGGTTTACACGAGGGACGACATCGACGGGATTTCTGCAATCATGGGCTACTCGGTATGGAATCGCAGAGGCGGTTGGTATCACACACCGAGCGGAGTGAATCGCCCCCAATGTCGCCATGTATGGGAGCAGCAGTTGGTAATCCGCAAAGGCAATAAAATCAGCAAGGCATGAAGGCACTATTCATAAGCGAAGAAACGCTGCTCGACAATAGCATCATCAACGAGAACGTCAGTTACACGCAAATCCGTCCAACGGTTATCAAGGTCCAAGAGATGCGGATTCAGCCCATCGTTGGCTCTCCGTTGTACGGGGAATTGGTTACACAGGTCGTCAGCGGTTCAACGTCTGCCCTGAACCAAACGCTCTTGGAGGACTACATCCAGCCTGCAATGATTCAATGGCTCTACTACGAGTTGCCGATGGTGTTGGCCTTTAAGTACATGAACAAGGGGATGGTCCGTAGAACCAGCGAAGAGTCCTCTCAAATGAGCATGGAAGAGATTACCCGGCTCACGGATAAGGTCAAGAACGATGCCGAGTGGTATTCCGCCT